TATAGACCGGCAAGTTTAACTGCTGGTGCTGGAAGCGGCACTACATGGCTGAGTGAAAACGCTCAAATGGCGATGCTGTACGGCAGTTTGGTAGAAGCGTACATATATATGAAGGGCGAACAGGATGTTATGGCCCATTATGAAAAAAGATTTGCTGAAGCGATGACAGGCATGAAGATGCTGGGTGAAAACAAAGAAGTCACCGATGATTATCGTACAGGTATGCTAGTGAGGCCGAAACAATGAGTTTTCCCGCACTAGATTTAGATTTAAACCCTGATTTCAAAGTGGAAGTACACACCACTCAAAATCGTGGTTTTACACCAGAGGAAATTGCAGAGCGTTGTGCTGATAAAATCATATCAATCAGTGATTCTGCAAACCCTGCAATACAGGCACAAGCACATGCCTTTCGTAAGCACATAGTTAAAGTTTTAGAATTTTATATGCGCGAAGCGATAAAAAGTGATAGAACCACCGTGTACAATGCGATTAAGGATTCTGGGAATCTGGAAATTGCGGAACTAATTAGGAGACTGTAAACATGGCTTTCAGCGGAAACTACATGTGTACATCGTTCAAGAAGGAGCTATTGTACGGTGTCCACGACTTTGATCTCGCCAACGGCGATACATTTAAAATTGCTCTGTACGACAACAGTGCGTCGTTTGATGCGGCTACTACCGCATACACTACCTCTAACGAGGTAAGCGGCACAGGGTATAGTGCGGGCGGAGGGGCGTTGACTAACGTTGACCCCACGTCATCTGGAACTACGGCTTTGACCGACTTCCAAGACGAAACTTTCTCCACGGCAACAATTACTGCACGTGGGGCGCTCATATATAATACAACTCCAAACACCACTTCTATTTCGGTAACCAATCCGTCAGTTGTAGTGTTGGACTTCGGCTCGGATAAAACGTCCACCGCAGGTGACTTTACGATTGTTTTTCCAACTGCCGATGCAAGTAACGCCATTATTCGGATAGCGTAATGGCCGATGTTATCGTCCCAATAGGCGGCTGGGGTCGCTCTGGTTGGGGCGAGGGCCCGTGGTCACAAAGTGGTTTACCACAAGCTGCGGGTTCAGTAGGTTCTGTAACGGTCACGGCTGATGCCAACGCACCGGTTACTGGCCTGCAAGCGACTGGAAACGTCGGTAGTGTAACGATAGTTGCCGAAGCCAACGTTGTAGTCACGGGAGTTGCTGGTACAGGCCAAGTAGGCAGTGCTAGTGTAACGGCAGACGCCAATGTAAGCGTCACAGGTGTGGCGGCTACAGGCCAAGTCGGTTCGGTTGCCATCACTGGTGATGCGAATGTCCCCGTCACCGGATTAGCCGCAACAGGAGCAGTAGGCTCCGTTACGGTTACCGCAGATGCAAACGTTAACGTTACGGGTGTGTCAGGAACAGGAGCAGTAGGCTCCGTAAGCGTCGAAGCTGGCGCGATTGTACCTGTCACAGGATTAGAGGCCGCTGGGTCTGTTGGTTCCGTAACGATAGTTGCAAAAGCCAATGTATTCCCAACAGGTCTTGAAGCTACTGGTGTAGTAGGCACTGCCACGGTTAGTGGTAAGGGCAACGTACCAGTAACAGGCTTGTCTGCGACAGGCACCGTTGGATCAGTTTCGGTAAGAACTGGTCAGACTATTAACGTCGGCGGGGTTAGCGCAACAGGTCAAGTAGGAAGTGTCACCGTAGAAAGTGACGCTATAGTAAATGTAATAGGAGTCAGCGCAACAGGTAGTGTTGGTAATGTACTGGTTTACTCAAACATTGTCCCGGACCAAAATCCGGGTTATAGTGAGATTAATATTAACCAGTCGCCATCATGGTCGGAGGAAGAACCAGCCCAGAGCGCAAATTGGACGCAAATAGCAGCGTGAGGATAAATTAGATGCCAAGTACCTATACAGTTAACCTCGGTATTGAAAAACCGGCTACTGGTGAGCAGTCGGGTACATGGGGCGATACTACAAATGTCAATTTTGACATTCTGGACCAAGCAATCAACGGCGCAGAGCGTGTTACGCTTACTAGCGCGGGTTCCTCCGGTTCTCCAAATTCACTTCAAATCACTAACGGTGCGACTTCAGATGGGCGCAATAAGTGGCTAGAGTTTTACAGTTCTAGCGATTTAGGGGGCTCTGCGTATGTGCAGCTTGACCCAAATGACGCTGAAAAAATAGTTTTTGTAAGGAACAGTCTGGCCGGTAGTCAGTCTGTTATTCTTTTCCAAGGCACTTACAACGCTGCGCGAGACCTAGAAGTCCCCGCGGGTGTTGATATGGTGGTCAAGTTTGATGGTGGTGGCGCAAGTGCTGCTACTGTTACAGACGTTTTTACCAAATTACGTGCTACTGAAATCACCACGCCTACTCTTACAGCGGGTACAGCCGACATTAACGGCGGTACAGTTGATGGTGCAGTTATTGGCGGATCAAGTGCTGCTGCGATTACAGGTACTACTGTTACGGCAAACACTAGCCTTAACATTGCTGGTGATGGTGCAACAGTCACGGGCATCAAAGACGAAGACGACATGTCTTCAAACAGTCCGACTAAGCTTGCTACGCAGCAATCTATTAAAGCTTATGTTGATTCACAGGTCGGCACGGTCGATACGTGGGCCGAGGTTCTAGCTAATGGAGCTACGTCTGGATCAACCAACCCGGAGGTGACTGCGGGTCAGGCGCTTAAAACCAATACGATTAACGAAACCACCGCGGGTAGCGGCGTTACAATTGATAGTGTTCTGCTCAAGGACGACAGCGTAAACGCTGCAACGCTTGAGGTTACGACGTTAAAAGCCAACGACGGCACCGCTGCGGGCTCTATTGCTGACAGCACCGGGGTGGTCACGCTTAACTCGGTTGATATTAACGGCGGTAACATTGACGGCACTACGATTGGTGCGACGACGACTTCTAACGGATCGTTTAGCACTTTGACGGGTGCTACGATCAATGCGACAAGCGTCGTTGACACCCCAGACATTGAAACCGCTCGTATTTCTGCCCGAGATGGCACCACAGCAATCAACATTGCCGACACCACAGGCGCGGTGGACATTGATACGTCGCTTAATGTGGATGGTACGATTACTGGTGATGGGCTGACTGTGGATGGGGATGTTCAGATCAACAGCACATTTCCTCGCATCTTTATGATGGAAAGCGATACTACTGACAAGAATTCAGCGGTAATGAGTTCTAGCGGTGATTTCAAGATATTTACAGTCGATGATGCAAAAAGCGTGTTTACGCAAAGATTTAACATTGACCACACCACAGGCGACATCACCTTTTACGACGGCGCAAATTCATCTTTCGTCTACGACGCTAACTCGGGCACCACGATCAACAACAACCAAGACGCGCGGGACTTCACTGTCAAGTCCGATAACAACGCTGCGATGTTGTACGTTGATGGGACGAACGACAAAGTTGGCGTCGGAACATTAAGTGTTAATGGTAATCTAACAACAAAGGCGATTAACGCGGCTTTTGATGATGACGCTAATGAGACTACTTATGGTCGCGTTGCCTTGCAAATACAGGGTGCAGACGACGTTACAAACGATGTGAACTCTGCAATCATATTTTCAAAAAGCGGAAGTCGAAAAATTGCTGGAATTGCGGCTCGTCAGTTTAACGACCCGGACCAAGGTGGTTTAGATTTCTACACGCAGCCGTCATCTTCAGGTTCTGCGGCAAGTTTAGACTTAGCCCTACAGCTTGCTAACGATGGGTATATGACAACGTACTCAGGTGCGGAGTTTAATGTTGAAAACAGAAATTCTGACTTCGTAATTAACGGGCAAAATAACGACAACGTCTTCGTTGTTAATGCGGATTCCGACGAAGTTGTAATCAACGGAACAACGGGTTTATCTTCAGCACACCTCACCGTTTGGAGTGACGAAGTAGACGCTTATAGCCCGAGCACAATAAACGACGGTGGTGGGCTTGCGTTATATAAAATTAACAACGATAACACGGACAATGATAGTATTGCCCTTCGTTTCCGCGTAACAAACGATAGTGGCTCAAGTAACGCAGATGGAGCTATTACATACGCTATTAAAACCACAGGAGATCACGATGGTTTTATGGCGTTCCAGACACGGAATACTGGAGGTACTCGTAACGAGCAACTTCGATTAGATAGTCAAAATGGCTTTCACTATAACAGTCAACAGGTTTCAGGGTTAGATTTTAAAGTTAGCTCCGACAACCAAGAACACATGCTCTTCGTCGATGCTTCGACGGATCGCGTCGGCGTGGGAGCAAGCGCTCCTCAAGCTCTTCTTGATGTAGAGTATGATAACGCTACTCTTTTTGATGCAACGGATGACAGCGCTCAAAGAGCAAGCACTGCCACGATAAACGTAACAAATGAAAATGGTACTACCAATACTTTTGCTCAAATAGCGTTTGACCTTGCAGGCTCTGGGCAATCTATTGCGCGTATTGCTGCAATTCGCACGGGCACTTCGGATAGTGCGCTGTCTTTTGTGACAGAAGACGCAAATGTAA